AACTTTTTTCAACTTATATCTGAAACCAAAAATACATTCTGTAAAGGTAATTAAAATGAACGCATTTGTAAACGCAGTAGCAAACCAAGAAGCCCGTACCGAAAACGGTATGAAGGCACGTAAGTCAACAGCTAAGGCTACAGTTGACCTGTTCTACAAGATCGGCGCAAGCCGTGGTAAGGATATCACTCGTGATTTTACTGCCGCTTATGTAGAAAATGCAGACGTTGCACTACGCATCGCACAATGGGCACGTGATGTCCGTGGTGGTGCAGGTGAACGTCAGCTGTTCCGCGACATTCTAGTTCATCTAGAAAAGCGTGACCCAGACGCCGCTTTGGCTCTGTTGAAGAAGGTTCCAGAAGTGGGCCGTTGGGATGACATCTTTGTCTTCACTTCACCAGTGTTGAAGTCAGCCGCATACACCATGTTGGGCGATGCCCTTCGTGCTCAAAACGGTCTGGCTGCAAAGTGGACTCCTCGTAAGGGTAAGATTGCGGCTGAAGTACGAGCATTCTTCGGAATGACTCCTAAGCAGTACCGCAAGTCATTGGTAACAATGACTAAGGTAGTTGAAACCCAAATGTGTGCAGGAGATTGGGATAACATCAACTTCAGCCATGTTCCTTCTGTTGCTTCACGCAACTACAAGAAGGCTTTCAACCGTCACACTCCAGCGTTCGCTGAGTATGTGGCTAAGTTGGTTGCTAAGGATCCATCAGTGAAGGTTAATGCTTCGGCTATTTTCCCACACGATGTCCTTAAGGGCATTGCACACAGCTACACCAAGCTGGCAAAGACAGAAACAGACCATGTGATTGCACAATGGGATGCTCTGCCAAACTATGTAGGTGACGCAAGTATCCTACCTCTAGTTGACGTAAGTGGTTCTATGACTACATCTGTTGGAGGTAACTCCGCAGTACGTTGCTTGGACGTTGCAGTTTCACTAGGCTTGTACTTGGCAGACAAGAACAAGGGTGCGTTCAAGGACACATTCTTGACTTTCTCCAGCAAGCCAGAACTGGTTACCCTAAAGGGTAACATTGTTCAAAAGGTGGAACAAATGAGCACAAGCAAGTGGGAAATGAGCACTAACTTGCATGCCGCTATGGATAAGATCCTAAGCGTTGCAGTTAAGGGTTCAGTACCACAAAGCGACATGCCAAAGATGTTGCTGATCTTGTCTGACATGCAGTTCGACCAATGCGCCCGTTACGACGACAGCGCAATGGAAATGATTGAACGTAAGTTCGAAGCCGCAGGCTACAGCATGCCACAAATTGTTTTCTGGAACTTGAACGCTAGCGATAACGTTCCTGTTAAGGCAGACAAGACAGGTGCGGCACTGGTAAGTGGATTTAGCCCATCAATCATGACTAGCTTGCTAGCCGCTGATTTGGACCAGTTCACTCCAGAAGGTATCATGATGAAGACAGTAATGTCTCCACGCTACGATATCTAAAACTAACGTTTTGAATAGGACCTTCGGGTCCTATTTTTTTAGGTTGACGAAACCAAAATCATATGTTATAATAATGTCATGTATAAAATAATTGGAAAAGAAGAAACCTTTAAGGTCCTTACACTAGCTGAGGCGATGAATGTTGCCAAGTCTATGAACGAATTTGTGACCATCAAAGGTGCAGATTTTGAAGTGTGTGGTAAATTTGGAGTTGACTCTGTTGTAGATGGTAAGTGCCCAGATGGTGTTGCTTACGATTGGAACAAAGCAAGTAGAATCGGACGAGTTAAAAAGGAGCGTGTATGATGCCGTGGATTGAAAATGTAGCCGCAAGCGATATCCCAATTGGGTTTCATCACGATGCTGGCCCAAATAGTATGCTGATTAGCATTACTGATCCAGCCAGCTGGCGTCCTGAAGCCAAGCACCAATTCAAAGAGCGTCACAACTTTGAGTTCCTTGATGTAGAGGAAAACGACCATGTCGATGACGAAGCAATGAAGTGTAGTCATGAGCAGGCCGCAGAGCTTGTTCGTTTGCTACAACATGCATTGGAAAATCGCATGAATGTAGTTGTTCATTGCTTTGCGGGCATCTGTCGTTCGGGTGCGGTTTGTGAGCTTGGAGTCATGATGGGCTTTAACGACACTGAGCGTTTCCGCAGTCCTAACCTGCTTGTCAAGCATCGCATGATGAAGCATTTGGGTTGGACCTATGATGCAGATGAAAAGCCAAACATTGATGATTGGCGGACTTTTAGGAGTATCGATTAATGAGAACAGTAGAGCTAAACGGGCAGATGGTAACGTGCGAACACACATATCCTCTGGATGAACTAGCAGTAGGACAAAAGTGGATTAGTGAGGGTCGTTCAGTTGCAATTCGCAACATTGAAGGACAAGATGTATCATACGGTGATTATGGAAATGATACTACCTACGTTTGTAACTTTTTAGAGTTTCAAACAAAGTTCTTTCGTGTTGTAGAATAACAACACTATCGGACTGGGCCTTGTTAATCTTTGGTTGACAGGGCGCCTGTTTGACCTTATAATATAAACATAGTAAGGAAGAGAGCGAATAAAATGACAACATGGATTACATCAGATTTGCACTTTGGGCATACGAACATTATGAAGTTCTGCCCACAGTCCCGTGCAAGATTTAAGAACGATGTAGACTATATGAATGAGCAAATGGTGTTGGAATGGAACGCTACTATTGCTTCAGAGGATACAGTTTACATTTTGGGCGACGTGGCATTTTTGCCAGCGGCAAAAGCTGTTAGCATCATGCGCCGTTTGAATGGTACAAAGATTTTGGTTGAAGGTAACCACGATAGGAAGTTGTTGAATGATCCTGTGTTTCGTAGTTGTTTTGCAGAAGTACATCCGTATATATGCATGACATATGACAAGACTAGGGTTGTGATGTTTCACTATCCAATCGCTGAATGGGACCAGATGCACAGAGGTGCAGTTCACTTTCATGGCCACTTACATGGCGGTGTGAGTGGAATGGAAAAGTTCCGTTGTCGTGATATGGGTATCGATGCAACTGGTATGATTGCGGTAACTATGGAACGTGCTATTGCAGATGCAATGTGCGGTGAAATTAAAGGACATCATGTATGAAAATTCAATTTAGCAAAGAAACTATGCCCGACGAGTTGTACAATGCGTTGTTACAACATTTTGTAAATGAAGCAGTTGGACTTGGTGTGGATGTAACTAAACACACTAGATTTGAAAATTGGGTAGTTGAATGTGAATTGAAAGTTCCATTACAGTAAAAGGAGTAGGACAATGACAATGGTAGAAAGAGCTAGAGTATTTGCTACAGCGGCACACGCGGCCGTTGGACAAGTTCGGAAGTACACTTTCGAGCCATACATTGTCCACCCTGCAGAGGTTGCCAGCATTGTTAGATCGGTGCCGCATACTGACGAAATGGTTGCGGCTGCTTGGTTGCATGACACAGTGGAAGACACTGACGTTACAATCGAAGATGTCCGGGCTGAGTTCGGCGATAAAGTTGCTGAGTTAGTTGGATGGTTAACTGATGTTAGTCGTCCAGAAGACGGCAACAGAGCTGTTCGCAAGGCAATGGACCGAGCACACTCTGCGGAAGCTCCTGCTGATGCACAAACAGTTAAGTTAGCTGACTTAATCGCTAACACTCGTAGCATCATGAAGCATGATGTTGCCTTTGCTAAGACCTACTTAGAAGAAAAGCGGTTAATGTTAGAAATTATGGACAAGGGCGATGCTACATTATTAGCAATCGCTAGAAAAAATGTAGGTGGTTAAAATGTTCAAGGACAAGTTAAAGGAGTACGTGGAAACTTCTAACCTAGTTAACATGAAAGAATGTGGCGAAGGTATCTACGTGCTCAAGTACAAGAAGAAAGTGTTCTACGATAGCTTGTGGAACGAGTACATTGCTGAATGTCGTGGGTCCATTGTGGACAAGGATTTTAACCTAGTTACATATCCATTCACAAAGATCTACAACTATGGTATCGAAAAGGAAGCACCTGTGCTTGCTCTGGATACTAAAGTAACTGCTCATCGCAAGATAAACGGTTTCATGGTTGCTATGACTTTGTACAATGGAAAACTGTTAGTGTCTACTACTGGTAGCACAGACAGCGACTATGTTACAATGGCTAAGGAATTGATAGACGAAGCAAAGTACTTGGACCTGTGTACACGGTGGGAAGGTTATACTTTCATGTTTGAGTGCGTTCACAAGAACGACCCACACATTGTTCCTGAAAAGGAAGGAATGTATATCCTAGGCTATCGTGAAAACAAGTTTGGGACTCCTGTTGAACATGATCCGTTCATGTTACAAGAAATTGGACGTGTGCTAGGTTGTTCTGTGCCAGAAAGTGTAACAACTAACATGGCACGTCTACAAGACATGGCTAAGGAATGCAAGCACGAAGGTTATGTATTCTATACTGACGAAGGTGTTGGTGCTAAGATCAAGTCACCATACTACTTAACTTCAAAGTGGGTTGCTCGCAATCCACGTACAGATAAGTTAGTAGACTTGAACAAGGACATCAAGCACAACCTAGACGAAGAATACTATCCACTAGTGGATGCTATCCGTGCTAACATTGTTGAGTATACTGCTATGGACGAGCAAGCTCGTTTAGTGTGGGTACGCAACTTCTTAGGAACTGTATGATGTATGTTGGATATCTGAAAGGCGCCACGGCGTATGAGTTCCAAATTGGAACTTATGGTATGCGTATTGTTCACCTGACTGGTGGATACTACACTTGGTATCAGCCGTGGAGACGAGTAAGTTTCCAACGTTTCGTGGAAGCGGTCCAGGGATGAGTGAAGGGGATCGAGCAGGGTGGTGGGCTGTAGTATATCTACTAATGATAGGAGCAGCCGCTTACTTTACAATCTTTATGATTATTTTTAGTTTTGTTAAAAAACTGTTTTGGAGTTGAAGCATGAGACTAATGCTAGGCACAGCCGAACGTCCAAGTTTGCTTGTATCTGTAGAGGATAATTACGATCCTACTCATTTTAAGTTTTATGTAATTAATGGAGCATGGGAAGGCACATTCTACAATGGATATGTCACTGTACATCATCCGTGGAATCCGCATTCTAGTTTGGACAAAGTTGAAATACTTACAGACAACCAAGACAGGTTGCGTTGCGGCCACCGCGGCAGTAGTAATGACTATAACGATGTGTTTATTAACTTTGATAATCCTGATTATGTAGCACCGTTGTACAAATACAACACAGAAATTTTAGAGGATGACGACATCCCTTTTTGAGAGTATAATATAGCATGAAAGACGAAAGCCATTTACCCGTAGCAGAGCAGAGCCTAGTGTTCCGTTTGCGTAAGCGGGCAGAAATACGTAGGCAGATTCCAGGAAGGTTAGCAGTCGTAGAAGGGAAACCAGATAAGATTGCTAACTTGTTAGATGAAGCCGCAGATGAATTAGAAAGGTTACAAAAATGCCAAAGTGTTATCAACTAATTGGAGTTCCAGCTTCGGGTAAGTCTACTTGGGTATGGAGCCAAAACTGGATTAATGGTATGGAGTACGTCAGTACCGACCACCATGTCGAAGAATATGCTAAAGCACAAGGCAAGACTTACTCAGAAGTGTTTAAGGATTATATGCCTACCGCAGTGGATTTAATGGCCGCTGAAGTAGTTGAAGCCCGCCGTGCAGGTCGTGATATCATTTGGGATCAAACTAGCACTACTGTTAAAAGTCGTGCTCGTAAGTTCAATATGCTTCCAGATTACGAGCATATTGCGGTAGTGTTTACAACTCCTGTCCTTGAAGCTCTAAAAGAGCGATTGGCTGGACGCCCAGGCAAAGACGTGCCTTGGAAAGTTGTACAAGGCATGATTGATAACTTTGAATACCCAACTGACGAAGAAGGTTTCAAAGAAATTTGGCGGGTATAAAATACGTAGTTTAATAGGGCCTTAGGGCCCTATTTTTTTGGCTTTCATACGCTGACTCTGTTACTGGCATTTTAATAAATACAGTATAATAATCACTTCATGATTACAGAATAACGGAGATTAGCAATGGCGCTACAAATTAGAAGAGGTACTGACAGCCAGAGAACAGCGAACGGATTCGTACCACGTCCTGGCGAATTAATTTACACTACTGATACTAAGGACTTGTTTATTGGCGACGGCAATGCTGTTGGCGGCACACAAGTAGCTCCTGTTAAAAGCGTTAACGGCGTAGCTGGTGCTGTAGTATTAACAACAGATACCGTTGCCGAAGGCAACACAAACAAGTATTATAATGCAACACAATCACGTATT